GACTGGGCCCGAGAAAGTAGTACGTGCCATGACGTTTCCTTGTATATGCAGTACACCGCCTTATAGTCTCTGCATCGTCCGCTGGGCCGGTCTATAAGGCTGGAGGTTCCCAGACTTGCTGTATTTATACTCGGTTTTTGCCTGATATGCAACTAAAATGGGGTAAAACAGGGAAAAGGGGTTAATCATGAAATTTGAAATCAAATACCTAGATCTGCGTAAACCCGAAAATAAGACGGTTATTATCTACTTGCAGAAAAAGTGTTTACCTCATGACAAGCCCTACCCTGTTGACCATGGGCATTGGTGGGTGGCGTACGCCGAAGATGGTAAGCCTGTTGGGTTTGCTGGACTTACTCGCTCCTCTCAATGGCTAAACGCCGGGTATATGTGTCGCGCAGGTGTGCTGCCTGACTACCAAGGGCATGGGTTGCAAAAACGATTAATACAGGTCAGAATTCGAAAAGCACGAATGTTGAATTGGGAATGGTTGCTAACAGACACCACCGATAACCCCGCAAGCTCAAACAGCCTTATATCTATGGGCTTCAAACTATACGAACCGACAGTCCCTTGGGGGTTTAAAAACAGCCTATATTGGCGACTAAATATAGGAAAGAATGGCGATGCCGTACAAAGACCCAGAGGTAAGAAGGCAAAAGCATAAAGAATACTCTCGTAGGCACTACGAAAAGAATAAAGCTACCGTAATAGCTAAGTCTGGTGTGCGACGAATAGGATTTAAAAAAATATGGGAAGAGTTTAAGAAAACCCAGTCCTGCATCAATTGTGGTTTTGCGCATCCTGCTGCGATCGACTTCCACCACGTCGAGTACCACCCTGACAACAAGAAGCTCTACAAACTCCTGCACAATAGGTCGTTTCAGGCCGCGCTAGAAGAAGTTAAGAAGTGCGTTCCGTTGTGCGCAAACTGTCACCGCATCCACCATCATGATGAACGCATGGCCTCAAAACGCCGAACGAAAAAATCAAATAGCGGAAACTTTGACACACGTTCCATCAAAAGCCACAACGGATGAATCTGCTTGGAGTGTCTGTGCCGCTACCTGAAGTTGTTTAACACATTCGGCTTCTGAATACACCGTCTCACCTGCAGCAAATAGACAGGCGACAGCAGTGCAGAAGTAGATGATCGGAATCCATAGCATAACAACCTCCATCGGTTGCTTTTAATTTACTGCGACATGTGGTTAGGGGCAAGATATTTAAACGACCATCCTTTACACTTCCCTTTGGTACAAAACTCATTAACAATAAACTAATGGTAATCCATACAAGACTTGTACCCAACCAATAAAAAACCCCGCCTTGTGAGCGGGGTAAAACCAGCTAAGTGCTTGATTTTATTAGTTAGCGCCGGGTGAACCGAAGATACCCAAGGGGTCGCTGACACCGAATGAATAGCGTTCGCGTGCCTTATAACGGCTGTTGCCAGTATCAAAATCTGCATCCATCGAAGTCTGCATAGGTGTACGGACAAAATGCTTCAGACCGTTAGGTACATCAGTCAACAAGAACCATGCGTTTGCATCAGTAAGGTAGTTGTTGATGGTGTAGCCATCAGGAATAGAGCCGTTGTTAACAATGGCGTTGATGTCGTTATCTGCCGTAGCAACGCGGAGCTGAGTTTCCAACAGGCGGGTTGCAACGAACTGCAGTGCCGGAGGGACAATCAGCTTGCGGGGCTTAGCAGCGATCAACAGACTGCGCTCATCCGTCCATGCGGCGATCTGAATAACTGCAGCTTCAAGCGAAGTCTCATTCAGGTCAGCAGGAGTTTGAGGGCGGTTGCTGTTAGTGCCGCCGGATACCAAGGGGTGGTCGGTAGCGCATAGTACTTTACCGTCACCGTAAGTAACACTGGCAGTAAACGCTGTGTTAAGAATATTAGCAGCCTTTACTTGCTTGGTATAAGCCATAGCGCGAGCCAAAGCTTTCGTATACCGAGCAGACAAAGAGTCGTACAGGTTATCTTCAATCGCCTCTTCAGTGATCGAAAAGCCCATAGCGATGGTCTCGTGGTTGTAACGAGCCGTCCAAGCTTCTTGAGCATTGTCGTATGCAAGTGCAGAACCTTCGTCCTTAACTGGTGCAGCCGAGAAGCCTGAGAGCTTGGTCTCTTCTTCAAACGAGCGCTCGGAGGTCTCCGTATCGAAGATCTCTTTATGCTGCTCGCCGTACTTCTTATACTCCAAACCGAACAAAGCATTAAGTCCGGGCAGGAGCTCTTTCAGTAGTTGTGCGCGTGAAATAGCCATGATTTAGCTCCTTAAATGCCCGCAGTATTGTTGTACTGATGGAGGTTGATCTTAACAATGACTTCTTGGAACTTGGTCGTCCCGTTGTCGTCATATTCCGATTCATCAACCACATCAATAACACGCAATACATAGGTGCTAGTTGTACCCGGGGCGGTCGTGCCGTCAACAGCAATTTTTGAGTTGCCAGTATTGACATCTGCAGCATTGTTGATAACAGCGACGTTTGCACCGATAGCAGTGCGGGCAAGACCCGTAACAGTCGTACCAGACGAAACAACAGCAGCCTTAAAGACAGCGTTTGGATCATCCACGACATAAGCAAATGCGTCAGAAGCAACCGTACCCGTAGGCCAGTATTGGCTGAACTGCTTTTGCTTTGTAACAGGGTTGGTAAAGGTGCAACCAACAAACACACCAGCTACGTAAGTAGAGGTGCCGTCAGTCACGGCAGAACGAATGCACTGACCGTTGGTGTCGATCTGAACCAGATCACCAAAACCGATATTTGCACCATAACCAGAAACAATCTGAATATGACGAACTGCGCCAGCATAGGGCATACCGTCGAGACGGTTAATCGGTTTTAGACCATACGGAGCGCTAACAGTAGGGAAAGCCATTTGTTAACTCCAATTTAAATTTAGCCTCTCCCAAAAGTGACTTTGCTCTTACGTTCAGAAAACAAAGGCATCCTTGGGTCGTTTTCTCGCATGAAGTTGTTGTCCACGGATCGAATTTGTTGCGCAGCTTGCTGCTGGTAAAACTGATTCCGCTCTTCAACCAACTCCACTGGGGCCTTACAAAGCAGTAGTCCACCAATGATAATGTTCTCCTTAAAGCGATCGTCTTCGGAACGAGTAAGGAAAATTTCAGGGTGGTCAGAAGCTTTAACTGGCTCCCATCCTTCACGTAATTTCGAAGAAACATTCATCGGATCGTGTTCACCTCTAGTACTTATGCGAACCCAGTGATACGTATACCCAGCTTCCGGAATAGGATCAGGCAATGTTTGAGGCCTAACCCAAGCACGTTTACGGGCCGTTTTGTCACGGGTCGAAAGTTCACGGTCATTGCGATTTTCAGACATTTTGTTTCCTCGTAGCTTCAGCAACCTGTTTGGCGTATTCTTCCAGCGGCACTCCTAGTCGTTTGGCTAATACTACCTGCGACTGTGTCAGCACGATTTTCTTGGGTGCAGTGCTGCGAGTTGCGGGTGCTACAACATTAGCTTTCTGACGGGGTTTTTCTGCCACCAGATCAGATTCTTCGTTTTCAATCCCATCTTCATCGAAATAATCTTTGAAGACTGTTCGCATGCGAGAATTAATTTTCTCGTAGTAATCATCACTCCGGGGGTCTACCCCCTGTTTGACTAGCTTCTGATGCAGCCCCAGAGCAAAACTAGTCATTTCATCATCCGACCCAAACCATGGATTTTCTTTTTGCCAATCTACAGCTCGTGGGTCAGGTGCCGTTTCTGAGGCGGGTTGTGCTTGTTGTACTTCATTTCGCTCTGGTTGTAAAGGTGGTGGTTTAAAGCTATTTACCTTATCTGCGCGTAACTTCGCCGTAGTAAGTGCTTCTTGGGCCTCTACTACTGCATCCGCATCACCAGACTCATATGCTTCTTTGTACTTGGCTTTAGCCTGAAGAATCTCAGTAGCCACAGCTTTTTTGGCTTGCTCAATAAGGGCTTCTTGGCTCTTAGTAACTGAACCCTTTAACTTATTGTTTTCCTCCATAAGTTGCTTGGCAAGACGTACTGCTTCTTCTTTTTCGCGCAATGCAGCTTCTCGGGCGCGACGCTCGTCGTGATACCCTTTGCTGAAGTGCTTAATACGCTTACGTACTTTTTCGGAGTAGTTCTCCAGCTCGTCATCAGTTACATCCTCGGGGGGATCTGACGGCTTTTTATTCCTATCTTTCGGCGGAGTGTCGTCAACTACTTCAATTTCTACGTCTTCTGCCGATTCCTGTTTTTGTGGTTTTTTAGCCTCATTTTCAGGTTTTTCAGTTGGTTCCGCATCTTCTTTTTCAGACGCGCGACCTTCGATTTCTAATTCAAAATCGGTCTCCGAAGCGGGTTGTTTATCCGGATCAGGAAACTCAAACTCTACTTTTTGCATTCCCATACAACCTCCTTACGCTCGCGTAACAGAACGCGGATCTTCGACAACAGCTTCGATACTGTCGTCATTTAACAGCCGGAACTCTTGCCCATTTACCTTAATACGGGTTCCAGAGTTGGCGCGAAATAAAACGTAGTCACCGATCTTGCACCATGGACCAGTAGGAAACCTATCTTTGTCTGCATAGGCCTGCTCACCCATATCCAATACTGCCCCTACCACTGACAGAATGGTTTCTTCGTGCAAGGTTCTTCCAGCTTTGATAATGCCGGAGTCGTACGCTTCTTCTACTTTAGGTAAGGCAATAAGCAACCTATATCCGACTGGCTTGGGGAGTTGTTGCTCAAGCTCGTCATCGGTCAAGGCGGTAGTAGTTTCAGTCATTGTCGTCATCCATATAGTTACGCGAAAGGTCATTTACTTCCATAAGCGCGGCGTTTAGACCTTGGATAAGGCCGCACAGGTAACGATAATGCGCGAAGTCTTTACAAGCACCGTCAGCCATGGCACTAGCAGCACCTCTCGCTTGGTCGTTAATCTTTTCTTGAAGCACGTCAAAGACGGTTTTAGCCATTTATTAAACTCCTTGAGGGGGAGGTGGGGGTTGTTGTTCCGGTTGCGCTGGGGCTTCCGGTTGTACTGCATCCATTAACAGGCGGGCGAGCTCTAACTCAGCGTCAGTCTTTGCGGTCTTGGCTGATAACGCGGCTTGTACGCCTTCTTTCTTAGCTTGTATTTCTACTTTTTGCTTTTCTATCTCTAACTTCTGAGCATCAATAACTGCATCGACCCTATCTTTCTCAGCCTTGCGAGCCAATTCCTGTTGCTTAATTTGAACTTCGGCTTGCTGGAGTTGGAACAACGGATCTTGTGCTTGTTGCTGAGCTTGCTGTTGTGCCTGTTGTTGAGAGTTAATTTGATTAACTTGTTTACCCGCATCTGCCATAAGACGAGAAAGTTCAACTTCAATTTCCTCTGGCAACTCCTGATCAGGTGGGGGTAATGGAACTCCAAGACGCTCTTCCACTTGTTGACGGTATTTAAACGCCATGTGTTCAGCGATGTGTGCCTGCATCGCAGCGGCGATTTGTTGAGCCATGGGGTTCTGTCCAACTGCAGCGGCGATCGTAGGATCTTGAATAAACGTCTGGTGCGCAGTCATGTGTGCTTCGTGGTCTTGGTAGATAAACGCTTTAACGGGTTTACCAACCAGAGCAGCCATGTTTTCAGACACAGGATCTCGTGGCTTCTGATCTTCTGATGTAGGCACTAACTTGTCAGCATTCTTAATACCTAACACCTCGATCATCTGCCTGTGTAGCTGAGGCAAGTCATAAATCTGCGGGGCTTGCTGAGCCATCTGTAATACTGCTTGGTACTGCACCACCCGCTGAGCCATCGTGCTGCTATTAGGATCAGATACAGGGATAACATCAACCATCTCGTAGTCAGCTTTACGAGCCAACTGCTCTCCACGCTCGGGGACAAACTCATACTCAGACGGTGCGAAGTCAGCAATAATGGCTTTGAGTAATTTAAACTCTTGGCGCATCGCGTAGTGCACGCGAGCTTGTACTGCAGCCATCGGTTTTAGTGTGCGCTCAAGGAGCGCCAGAGTCGTACCTACGGGGGCTTGTGCCGACATGTCCGAGATGTTCATGTCACTAATAGCACCTAACCTGCGCCCTTCTGTAGTGATCCTGTCGAGTAACTGCAGGAGGGTCTGTGACGGCTCTTTGTAAGGTAGTGACATAACGTTGTCACGGATATTCCCACTGGGCACATCTACATCCCTAAACTCCCCCGGCGCAATCGGTGTGTCGTCACCCTTAATGCGCAGTCCACGAGTCTTTAGTCCCCCGGGGAGGTTCGCCAGCGTCCCTGCATCCACCAACTGACGAATAATCGACGTACCTGCACGGGCGTAACCACCAATAATGTGGATCAACCCAAGACCGTAAAATCCAAACCCCGGCACGTAGACGTAGTGTGTGAAGTGCTGGCGCTTTAATCTCAGTGGGTCGTCTGGGTTCCAATTACGCCGTATCGACAAAACTGTTTGTGTGCTCTGCTCGATAGTAATAACGTACGGTTTCGGAATATCATCTTCTTCATCTATTCCTTCTATGCACAGCTCGGCGTGCACCTCATACAGCGCGTATCTGTCGTCGTCGGTCAGGCTGTAACCACCTTCTTCTGCTTTCTTCTTCTCAACATCCGAGTGGAACGCAACTGGCTCGCCAATAGCTGCATCTACATAAAAACCCATCGCCTGCAGTTTCTTGAGCTCGTTTTTGGTCTTGCGCATCACATGCGTAACACGTTCTGCAGTCTCGATATGGCTTGCACCATAGGGGACAATAACATCCTCGGCGGGAAGGAAAATCGCTGCAGGGCGATCTAGTGTTGGATCGTAATAAATTTTCTTAAACGCAGAGCCCGCAAGGCCTAGCGAGTACAACAACCTTTCATGCTCAGGGCGGTACTCCACCATTTTCTCAGTGAGCTGGTAGTTCATGTCCGCTTTAACGCGCTTGGATGCGTCTTCTTTATCTTTAGTCAGCTTACCTATAATTTGCGTACGTACCGGACCAGCAGCCGGAAACGTCTCTGACATAGTCTCAGCCTGAAAACGAATTGCAGCCTCAGCCAGAATAGTAGAATAAACACCGCAGGCATCCTGCCATGGATCTGTTCGCTCTTCATATTTAAACCCCAGAACTTCAAGCCCTTTAACAAATGCGTCGGCCCAATCTTTACGTGACGCGATGTCCGCATCAATCAGCCCACACAACTCACTGGCTAGTTCACCTAGCGCACCCTCATCCATATCTTCAGCCAAGTTGGCTTCAAACTCATCGTCACTGCCCTCATCATCTGGGATAAGCGTAATCTCCACCGACCCATCATCAAGCGTAACCATGTCTGGATTTTGAATTTCTATCTCCAGTGCGGGCTCTACCCCATCAAGTTCACCCAGCCCAGCAGGGGCTGCATATATACCTTTCTCAATAGCCATTTTTAGTTCCTTTAATAGTATGCACCCTTGCGCTTAAAATAGACTGTGTCTTCGGGTTCGTCGGTATCGAGCCTAATAAACCCACCACGCCTGAACCTCAGTAACGCCTGACTACAAGAGTCCACCAAGTCATCATGCTCACCTGACGGAAAAGACGCTACTTCCTCTACCAGCTCTTCGGCCCACCGTGTTGGTGGTACCCATACACGCCCACTTGCAAACAAATCCGATACTGCATTCAGACGTGCGATTTTGTCGTTTCCCTTACTTGGTGTATATTCTTGTACAGGTATACCCATCGCTCGAAGTTCAAATAACAACGGAGTACCCGACGCCTTAGCTTCCACAATTAACGCATCTGGAGTCCAATACTTCCACTCTTCCATGGCTTTTTGCTTAAGCTCAGGAAACTCCATACGCTTCTTGAAGGAGTTTAACAATATAATATTAGCCTGATCTGTACCGTTATCGTCAGCTTTATAGAAAACACCCCATGTTGTGCATGCAGAATAGTCGCTTCTTTGTGTCTTTAAGAACGCTGTATCCCATGACTGAATGATAAAGTTGCACGGAGGAGGGTCTTCTGCTTCCCAAATCTTCCACCACTCCCGCTTAATAATTGCATTTATGTCAGAAGTTGGCTGTTGTTGGTACTGAGCCTGCCATTTACCCACCGGAAGTTCTTCACGCAGGGCTTCTAACTGCTCTAGGGGCCAAAATTCAGGCCAAAGTGGTGCTCCAGAAGGCAAAATAGCCGGAAATTCGATCACTTTCCACTCATCACCGCCTCTTTCTGCGCTTGCTTTGAGCACTCTCTCCGTCAAATCGCGCTTCGACCACCTAGTCATAACTACTACTATGGCCCCTCCCGGCTGCAAACGCTGCCTTGGCCCTGACGTATACCACTCGTACGTTTTATCGTACACTTCCGGGTTAGTTTCAGCGATAGTAGCCTCTTGTTCTGAGTGCGGATCGTCAATAATCAGAATATCGGCACCCTTACCAGTCACTGCACCACCAACACCAATAGCAAAATAGTCTCCGCCGTGGTTTGTAGCCCATCGACCTGCTGCTTTTGAGTCGGCTTGCAGCCCTACACCCGGAAAAATCTCCTTATAACCCTCGCTATCGACCAAATTTCGCACTTTTCGCCCGAATCCAACCGCTAATTCTGCTGTATGGGACGTTTGGATGACTTTTTTACCCGGAAATTTACCCAAAAACCACGCAGGTAATAGATAAGACGCAAATTCGCTTTTGGTATGTCGAGGTGGCATGTTAATAATTAGCCGTTTACACTCACCGCGTGCAACTTCCTCGAAAGCTGCAGCCATTTTGGCATGGTGTCTACCCGCAATAAACGAAGGCCACACCTTACGCACAAACGGCAAGAACCTATCCTGCGCCAATTCCTTCTCACGCAGTTTCTGCAGATGCTCAAGCTCTACTAATAGGTTATGTTTTTCTGAATCCGTCAGCAGAGGCAGCACCTTGTCCAGATCCTTAAGTGTTGTTTCACTCAGGAGGGCTTTGGCTGGACCCATCATGGGGGTAGATCCTCTGGTTCTTTTGTTTCTTCTAGCTGGTTTGTTTCTTCTAGCTGGTTCGTTTCTTCTGGAGGTTCAAAATCACCAACATCCACAATACCTAGCTCTTCGTCTAAGTTGTCGTTGACCGGGGATATGTCCTCTACGTCTGCATTGAGCAGGCGCTTGACTCGTTCTTTAATGGCTTTTTCCAGATCGTCGCTATTCTTATAGTTGATGGTAATTTCGCTGCGCTCTGTAAAGAGGCCGATATCGCTATGTTTACCTAACAACTCAAGGGCACGTAGCTCGTACTTAGGGTCACCGCAGTTGGCAATCTCCATAAGCTTTGCCGTAATAGCAGAGCGCACTTCATGCGCATCAATCGCTAACTGGTTGCCATACGCACGCAGGAACTCCCTCGCAGTAAACGCAACCGCAGGGGAAGATAGCTCGGTGACTTTTTTCTGGGATATGGCTTGTTTAGCCAGCCGCTTGGTTTTTTCTAAATCCTCAGCGGTCGTTTCAATAGGCATGCCAAGCTGCTCAAGCACGTCATATGTGTTTGCCGCAACCGATAGAGCATCCTCGAACGTTTTAGGTTCCGCATCATCTGCGTCAAAAGGCACGCGATGGTCTTTCGTAGGTTCTATATTAATCATTGTCGCAGGTAGCTATAGAGCACCGATGTGCGGAGTATACACAATTTACAAAAAAATATATACCTCCCGGGGGTAGGGGAGGTAATGAAAAGGCA